AATATTAGGGATTAAACAACCCTCTGTTGCCCAATGGAAATTTGTTCCTAAAGCAAGAATTTGGCAATTAAAGTTGTTGCGTCCCGATTGGTTTGTGGATTAAGATTGTTTGAAACACGGCACAGAAACAGAACCCCTTGCCAGAGCCGCTTATGAGGCGCTTAAAGACGTTTTAGTTGATGAAGTGGGGTTTGTGCCTCACCCATCAATCATCATGGCGGGTGCGTCCCCTGATGGGCTTGTGGGGGACGATGGCTTGTTAGAAATTAAATGCCCCAACACCGCCACGCACATTGAGACTTTGCTAAGTCAGACAGTGCCAGGCAAGTACAACACGCAAATGCAATTCCAAATGGCTTGCACAAACCGTAGTTGGTGTGACTTTGTGTCTTTTGACAATCGTCTGCCTACAGAACTTCAATTGTTTGTTAAACGTGTCCCAAGGGACAATATGTATATCAGACTAATGGAAGAAGAAATTATCAAATTTTTAAATGAACTTGATATCAAAATTGCTCAACTTATGGAAATTAAAAATGTCTAAACTTTACGAAATCACCGTTGTGTCGGGAAAATACACAAACAAAGATGGCGTGGAAAAATCCCGTTATTTAAACATTGGATCGGTTATTGAGACAAAGAATGGGCCAATGCTTAAACTTGACAGCATTCCACTCCCTGATGGCGGTTGGAACGGTTGGGCTTATCTGAACACACCCAAGCCCAAAGATGATTACAAAGGTCTGCCCAAAGACGATGACATTGATTTTTGATTAACGGGGGGAACGCTGTGCAAAGGAAATTCCTAGCTTGCAGACGAACAGTTAGTACCCCCACCTTTTAGGAACAATCATGGACTATAAAAGAATGTTTGACAGAATATTTCCCGAATTCCCAAGAGTTCGTGCGAATGATCCCCTTACATCGTTTGAGGCAGCAGAGTCAATTAAAGACGCTGTTTCCCAACACCATCAAATTATCTTGGATTGCCTCCAAAAACACGGTGCTTTGGGAAAAGATGGCATTTCAGCCCGTACAGACTTAGACCCCAATCAAGTGGCCAGGCGGTTGAACGAAATGAAAGTCATTGGGCTTATCCAATTAACAGGCAACACCGTGAAATCAAATTCAGGCAGAAACGAAAGAGAATGGCAATGTACCCAATCGAACTAGGAAGCAATCAGCCCGTTCACAGATTACGTTCTTGTAATAAGTGTGATGAAGTCAAACCGCCAGAGGGGGGGATTGATATGGGGCATAAGTGGATTTGCCAATCTTGTTGGATTGCTAGAATCACGGGAAAACATCTAAGGCAAAACCATGACCAAAGACGATCTAATTAGTTTGTTACGCATGACAGGCGCTCAAGAAGCCTCCATAGACGCTGTATGCGCTGCTTACGATGCGGGTTGGAACGATGCCCTTGATGACTACGTTAAACGCTTAGAAGCGCTTTCTTTTGGCAAAGACACAATTCACAGTTTTTCTGTGTTTATCAAGTCAGCTAAGAAATAAAGCCTTTTCTGCTTTTCTGCGCTTTACCAATCCAGCCACCTCTTTACCACCCGCTTTGGTCCACGACATAAAGGCTTCTGAAGCGGCTTCCCATTCACCACGGTTAACCTTCATGCGAATGGTTGACCGTTGGTAGTTACCTAACCCTGCGTTGTACGCAAAAGAGACAACAGCGTCGAATTTGCTTTGATGATTAGCAAGAGTAGGAGAAAGTCGAAGAACACCACGTTCAAAAGTATTGATGTCAACTTTGAACAAATCGACCAATTCATCTTTAGACCAAACACGGGCATCCCCTTCTTTTAGTTGATAGTCAGACCTGATAAGCCCCGTGTAACCTTCTTTGCGGACGTTTGGCAAGGCTAATTGGTCTGCATACATAGCGTGACCCCATCCAACAGTCCAAATCGCAGCAGAGCAACGATAAGGCTTGTTTCTGTAGCCTTCAAAAAAGTGCATCAAGTCCTCACCAGCTTTGCTGACTTTCATTTCTTAGACCATGAACGTGAGCCAAACCAAAACCCAATAATTCCTCCAAGCATTGCCATTTCATCGCTAGAGAAAATAATGTCGGAAACACGAATTAAATCATCCATGTTTGTGACTAGGTTAGGGCGTGAGTAAACGTAGTAGGCAATCCATGCGTTAATTGCACAAAGTTCAAAGATAAAGATGTAAGTCACAATAGGTCTTACAGTACCTACAAAATTAACCACCCAAGTGCTTGCCCTTTCCATGATCTTTTCATCATGTTTTAAAGCGGCTTCAGTCATCTGGGCATCAGTCTGCATGGCAATCTGATCTGTGCGAATTTCCTCCATGCGTTCTTGAGCCGCAAAGCCTTGAGCCATCATTTGTAGCTGTAACTCAACCTGAACACGGGCTAAAGCTAACTCATGCCGTTGGTCATCTTTGTTTTGAAAGAAGTCTAATAACTTTGGTAAGCCTGAGATAAGCAGACCGCCAAGCGTTGAGAATAGTGAAAGCATTATTTTTTCCCCAGTTTTTCGTAAATAACAGCAATGTCTTGTCGGTTGTGCATGATATCGTCACGATTCTTTTGGATTTCTTTTTCCAAATCTTGACGCAGTTTTTCACGGGCTAACTCAGCACCCGTGTTAGTAGCTTGTTTGTTGTCTGAAGTAACAACCAGACTAATCTTGTTGTTAAGAACAGTCACTTCATGCGACAGGTGCGAAAGTGAGTTCATTAGGTACACCACACAAGTGAACAAAATTGGTAGGATGGCAAACGCCACCTTCTCAATCAAAGCGTGTTTTTCATTTGGCTCACTCATAATCCAATCATCCCTAAAAGTTTATTAACAATCTTGTCCGACAAGTCATCAGGCAAAAAACGAAGCAGTCCAAGCACCCACCAAGCAATGCAAAGCCTGACAAAGACTTTGAGAAACAGGTCAAATTGCTTTTGGTACTCATTCACCGACCACACCTTGATCGGGCGCAAACTTCTGAAATCTCAGTAATGCCCCATCCTACTGCGCCAATAAACATCACAATAATAACAATGGCAGCCGCCCATTGCATTTGTTCGGCTTCAGCTTCTTTTTGTTTTTTTTCATCAGCTTTGGCTTGACGGGCTAAATGAGCATCTTCAATGTCCATTTGTTGCTGACGCTCTTTAATCTTTTGCCATACGTCTATGCGGCCAGATTGCATAAAGAGCATTTGTAATTCTGCTTCAAAACGCTTGGCTTCATCCAAAACCATTTCAATCTGAAGCGCTGCACCTAAGTTGGATTTGTTGCCTGACCGTTTGGCCTCCACCATCGCCCGTGTCGCTTGGCTCTTGGCATCAAACATCTTAGCAATCATGGGGGTCAGACCCGCAAGATCGTTAGCGACCTTACTTGCTTTCTTAACAAGTCCTATTGCTTGTTGTAAACCTTCTAGCGCTGTTATGGGGTCTATCATTTCCGTACAACCTTTTCCCACTGTAGGCAAACAACTTTGCGGTTATAAACATCACCCGTCCATGCCCACCTTACACAACGGTATTCAGTAGATGACGCTTGCGAAAGTATTAAAACAATCGCAATCGTCCATTTCATTTTGACCAGTAATGGGAAATGTAACCAAAGAATGTAGAAATGCCTGACACAAAAACCATGCCCATCCAAAAGCCACCACGCCCCTTGTTGGCCAATTCAATCAGCGTTTCAAGTTGAGTTTCCATTTTGTCAATCTTGGCTTCCATAGATTCAACTTTTTGCCAAAGCACCCCATACTTGACCAAATCAATATCAGACATTTTAGGCTTTCTGAATGAATGCTAAAGAATAGTAAAGTGGTAAGTTTGTGCCGCCAGAACTTGTGACCGATGATGTGAAGCCGCCTGTGTTACCTACAGCATAGGTGCTACCAGAACCCACCACAAAGCGGTCACGCAAGTCTGGTGTGCCATTAGAGCCGTTGCAAAGGTAATAGCCTACAGGAATAGCACCAATAGAGCCTGACCACATAATGATGCCGCCTGATGGAATTGGGTTAACTGCTGCCGCTGTTCCCAAGATGCCATAAAGGTTGTCGTAAGTGGCAATCTGCACGTTGGCAGAATCGGTCAAAACAAATTTATAAGAGAAACCCTCAGTCAACCAAATTTCTTGTGGGGGGCGACCGCTTGTCCCCAATTGAATAGGATTGGTGTTAGCAATAGTTCCTGTTGCAGTTGTGTAGGTTGCAAGAGGGGTTGTAGAACCCGCTTGGTAGGTGTAGATAAACCCACCATTTAGAGGAATGCCTGTGTTGGTAAAGAATTGAAAACCATTACCAATGGGTGCAAGATTGACTGCCATGTTATTTTCCTAAGTCTGAAAGTTTAGTACCAAGTTCAGCAGCTTTCTTTTGTTCTTTTTCCATCTTTTTAAGCGCTTTACCTTCTTCTTTTGCAATCTTTTTAGCTTGCAATTTTTGCCCAATTTCTCTGCCAACGTATGCACCGCCACCAATTGCTAAAGGATTACCCTCACCAACAAACCCACCAACAGAGCCACCAACGGTAGCGCCAATTCCAGGCAAGCCTTTTTCAATCAATCCTACCCTGCGTTGTTGAAGCGCTGCGCCCTCATACTTTAATGATGGAGTATATTGTCCAACGTAATTTAACGCATGGAATCTTTTAACTTCATCAGGCGGGAATGTTTCAATAATCTTTTGACCAACAACAGAATTTAAAACATTGTTGGCTTTTTTGGAACTCCACTCACCCACATTGCTTGCACCCGCTTTGTAAACCTCACGGGCTAAAGCGCCATCAATCTCAGCAACGGCAGACTTTGCATATTGACGCAGTTCATCAGGAACAGGCGGTAAGCCTTCAGGGGCGTTGCGTACCCGACCATTTGCCAAGTCGTTTAAAGTATCCCTAACGTGTCTCCATTGATCTTTAGGCAGATTGTTTAACTTGGTTGGAATTTTCTCTAATGGCGTTGCTGATGTAAGCACACCATTCTGATCAATTTCACCAAACAAACTTTTGATGCCTTTGGACTCAAAAATAGATTTTTCTAATTTATGGATGTTGTCGCCAAGTTTATAAAGTGCGGGGTCAGCAACAGCCGCAATGTCTCTATCAATCGCTTGGTTAATTTCACGAATAGAACTAGCTTTGTCTCTTGACCAGATTCTTGGGCTATTTAATACTTTGCGAACATAGTCGTAAGAGGCAACAGAACCAGGCGGGGCTAAAGTTCCATCAGGCAATTTGAAGCCAGTTGTTTTAGCCAAGTCGATTAATTCTTTAGCACCTTCTAAAACATTGGTTGTACCCGCTGCTTTAAAGGTTGATTGAATTTCAGGATTGACAAACAATTCATCAACATTTGTTGTGTTAATTTTACTGCCGCCCGATTTTTCAAACGCAGAATTGTAGATTTCTTTTTTAGCTTGGTTGAAATAACCCGTGATGCTTGATGGCGAAATGTCATCAGGGGCAGCGCCATACATAACGTCATTGATGCGCTGACCACGTTGCTCGTCATTGATCAAACTCTTTGATGCACCCGTAGCATTTACTCGATCTTCAGCAAACTTAGACAAACCAATTTGTTCATTGGCAATCTGTTCTTTCATTCGTAAACCAAGCGGTGACGGGTCAGCCATACCCGCCAAGGCGTGTTCATTACGCAATAGATTGTCATTTCCCGTCACAACACCCATTCGGGGTTTAACGTCAGGCAATACTTCTTGGAACATTTGTGAACGTAATTGTTGTTCAGGAATCGGCACATCCTTTGGAATCTTTGCCAATTTCAATTGAGGGAATGTTTCGCTTCCACCGTATTCTTCGCCCGTAAACTTCCCTGAGAACGGGTTATTTTGCACTCCCGCTGCGCCCACACTACCAGGCGCAGGGGCTTGTTTAGCAGCAAATTGGGCTTGCAGATCAGCAGCCGCTGTGCTTGGGCGTTGAATTTGTAACTCTGAAGCCGCCTCACGAATGGGTGCAGCAACCGTTTGGCCAACTTGTTTAACAACAGGGACAGTTTCTTTTATGGCTTGGGGCAAAGCAACAGAACCAATGACAACCATGTTTCTAATATCTTCAGCGGGAATGCCAAGTTTTTCAGAAATCTGTTCAGGAGTCATGCCCAATTGATTGAACATTCGATTTGCTTCTTTGGCAATCGGCTCTGTAACGCCACCCAAAGGTTGCTGATAGGTTTGTTTGCCTGTTATGCCAAACGCTTTGCCCAAGGGCTTGTCAATAGTGGCGGCAGCTTGTTGGCCAATACGTTCGGCTTCTTGTGGCGTGTTTGCCGTTCTAGCTAAAGCCTGAACACCCGCACCATAAATAGCGGGGACAACGCCATACAAAGTGTCAATACCACCCGCTACACGTTCACCAAAACCACGCTTGGCTTCTTGCACTTGACTTAATGCGTTGCCCGCCATGCGACCTAATGCCGTTCCTTCGGGTTGTCTTGGGCCACGGGTTGATTGACTTTCAGCAATAGCTTTAGCTTCAGGGTCAAAGCCCGCATAAGAGCCACGCCCACCGCCAGCGGTGCTTTCTTGCATTGGCTGAGTTGGCTGAACTAACTGAGTTTGTTGACTTGGTTGGCTTGTCTTAGTTGGTTTACCAAGAATCAAAGCGCCCAATTCATCTTGAGGGATTTGTTGTTGCGTTTGTTGCGGTTGTGCAGCGCCTTGAGTGACGTTTTGAACGTATTTAGACGGGTCTTTAGTAACAAACCCACCGTATTGTGCCAACGCCTTGTTTACATCGCCTTTGTTGCGTTGCACCAATTGTTCTAAATATGCTTTAGCCGCACCACGGGCTTCTTGCTCATCAAACGGGTTAAATTTCATCCCTTGCTTGTGAAGCATTTGGACAGTCTCAGGCATGAACTGATAAGCGCCCATAGCCTTAGTTTCTTTGTTGATGGCGTAAGGGTCTTTGCCACTCTCAACACGCCTCAAGCTATCCAATAGCTGATCAGAAATGACAGACGGTTTGGCTTCGGTTTTTTTACCTAAAATGAGTGCGCCAAGTTCATCCATCACAAACCTCCAGTTTCAGACAATTTCTTAATGTTCTGATACTTATTGTAAAACTCTTGACGCTTTACGGGGTCATTTCCAAGCAATTTTTCAATTTGAAATTTGCGTTGAGTAGGGTCAGTTATGTCCTTATAAATGTTCATAACTTCAAAAATCTTGGTATCAGCATTAGCATTCCACAATTGCTGATAAGCCTTGATGTTGTTATCGCCATATTGTTGTGCAAACTTCTGTGCGCCATTGGCTTGCATATCAATGTTGGTTTGATCTGCCTGAACCCTACGGGCAATGTTAATCAACACGTTAGTTGGCACTTTAACCGTACCATTAGCAACGGCTTGCATATCCAAGCCCGCCACGGTGTTGCCAACGCCACCCATAGCCTTTGTATTTGACAAAGCCATGTTAGCCAAGTCTTTAGCAAGCATATCGTACTCATCGCTTTTTAAAGCCATAAGCACTTTTTGCTCTAATCTGCCCATCACACCGCCACTTGGAAATTTAAGGTTTTCACCAATGCCTGTGGCTTGCTTAATAACTTCCTCAACATTCCTTCGGCTTTGTGGCAAACCGCCTTGAGCCTCAATCAAACGTGTGCGGTAGGCTTGACCTGAAGTCTGATCTGCCGCCTCTGTTGGCTCGGGCGCATAAGGTTGTGATGCGCTTCTAACAGGATATGGCAGTGGCAAATTGCCAATTGTAGGTCTTGGCCCACCAACAGCACCGCCTTGTTGTTGTGGGGTGTTTTGCAAACCGCCCGCCACGCCAATTGTTGCTGTGGGCGTAGAACCCGCCACGCTAGGCTGGGTAAGTATTGTTTGACCTTGCGCTGTTGTGCTAATGCTTGGTGTTAATGAAGATTCTTTTTGCGCTGGTGACAACAAAGATTGCTCTTGTGCAATCAAGTCTTTTACAACATTAGGGCCACGGTTTGCTCTGCTCAATGGAATTTTGTAAGCATCAATTAAGTCATGCACTTCACGGCTGTCGGGATTTTCCTTTTTAAGACGATCTAACTCACCAATAACCACTTGTGGGTCATCAATGTTCATGCGTCCCAAAATTCCCAAACGACCCGCAACAACTTGACGCAAATCTTGAGTCATTGCATTTTTTGCTTTTGTGGCATCAGTTTGGCTTTTGTGCAGTCCACTAAATGAACTAATCACATCAGAGCCTGTCAAAGGGGCAATCTTTGGAATAACCGCATTAAGTTTGTCCATATCAATGCGGCCATTGGTCTGCCAATTGTCAGGATTACTTGTGAACTCTTGCAGTTTCAAACGCTCATCATTTTTCTGACGCAACACTTGATTTTCAATTTGGGCTTTTTCCAAAGCCAAAGGATTCATTTGTTGTGCTTGTTGGTAGTTCTGAATACCGCCAGCCATGTTTATCATATCCCCAAGGCTTGTCACTTGGGGTTTAGCGTAATTTACGTTCATTTGAAAGTCAGCCATGATTTATCCTTATGTCGCTTTAATCATAGAACCAAGCAAAGCTGTGTTGCCAAGGTTGCTTAAAGCCGTTGCGTTATTTGCACCAGTTGCTGTAGCATTACCTGCCAATGCCGCAGCAGTTCCAGTAGCAAGGTTAGCAGTATTCAAACCATAGACATTGGCGGCATTCATGCCAGCACCCGTGTTTGTTGTTAGGTTGTTGGCAAAATTGGTTGATCCGCCTAACAAATTAGAACCATATTGGTTATATGCGCCTTGCATTGTGTTGGCGTTGTTAACAACATTACCAGCGTAAGTGTTAGAACCACTTGTTAAGTTACTACCATATTGGTTATATGCACCTTGCAATTGACCAAGATTAGATGACAACACATTGTTCAAATTATTTGTCACGCCTGATGTGTTAGAGCCGTAAACATTACCAGCATTCAATAGATTGCCTGTGTTACTTGTTAGGTTGCTACCAAGAGTATTAGACAATGAACCTATGTTGCCGCCTAAAGTGTTTCCAAGGCTTGCCAATTGACCGCCTGATGTAGTGCCAATGTTTGCCATTCCAGCCAATGTGCTGTAAATGTTTTGTCGTTGGTTTTGGAAATTGGTAAACGCATTTTGATATGCACCCTGAGCATAGTTTTGCGTGTAATCTTGCAAACCCCTTGCCACGTTTCCACCAATAGCACCACCGCCCATATTGCCAAGACGTTGATTAGCCATTTGACCTTGAGCCAATTGAAATGCGTAATTAGGTGCTAAATTGGCATTTAAATCAGCATTTGTAAATTGACGGGTTAAATAACCTTGATTGTCAATTAACCCTTTTGAACCAGCCGCACCAACATCTTGATAAGGTTGCTGAATTTTAACTTGATTGTTATAAATGTCGTACAAATCACCACGGGCGTTACCGTAGTTAGTGTTTAAAGCACTTGCATTTGCTGCGGCTTGGTCTTTTTGACCTTGATATGTGCTAGACAACAAACCTAATTGCGTTGCCGCATTTGCTTTAATTCCTGTATTTGCGGCATTGTAAGCACCAACAGAATTATTTAAAGTGTTGTTTAAATTGGTATTTAAGTTTAAATAATTGTTGGCTAAATTTGTGCCAGTTGTGTTGTAAACGCCAGCTTGTGCATTTAACGCATTGTTTAAATTGGTGTTTAAATTTGCATAATTGTTAGCTAAATCTGTGCGTCCCGCTACGTTTAAGTTTTGAGCATTTGTGTATGCGTTATTTAGCGCTGTATTTGCTGTTGCACTACCCGTAGTAATTGCATCTCTTGCGTTGCTAATGCCCGATTGATTTGCAACAGCACCAAGACCAGTACCAAGAGCATTTAAAGCCAAACCTTGACCTAAAGTAGTCCCTAAAGCAGAAGTGGCGGCCGCACCCGCACCAGCATTTAATAATGAACTACCCGCACCAGCAGCCCCTAAAGCGCCTAATGTTGTACCAACAGGAATTGTAGAAGCCCCCGCCAATGTTGAACCAAGAGCCGCATTACCAAGAGCCGCATTTGTAGCGCCTAAAGTGCCAGTTACACCGCTAAGACTGCTACCACCTGTCAATCCGCTAAGACTGCTACCAGCAGTTAATCCTGTGCCACCAGATGTCAAAGCGCCTGTGCTTACGCCCGTACTAAGACCAGTGCCACTGGCGGCCGCACCCGCCTCGCCAAGACCCGCTAAAGCCGCACCACCAAACAAAGCGGCCGCGCCTAATAAAAACTCACCAGCAAGACTTTCTACTTTTTTAGTTTTACCAGACCCAGTAAATTCACCAGTTGGGGAATAGTTTTGAATTTCTGTTCCAACAGGCAATTTATCATTTATCCCGCCTTGTGTTTTATATGTTTGAACAGCCTCAATTCCACCAACTTGACGATCTTGACCAGAACCCGATACTTGATATTGTGGTTGAACAAAAGTATCACCAAAAAGTTTTGATTGTCCTTCAGGAATGGTTGCCGCAATTCTTGAAATAAGTTGCCCAACAGGAATATTGGAAACACTTGCCATTTGTTCAGGCGATACACCATTTCTCTCCATGAATTGACTTAATTGGGCATCATTCATGTTTGGGTTAGCCGCCAAATTACTTGCAATTTGTTGATCAGTTAAACCGATGGTTTTGGTAACTAATGAATTTATTAGGTTGTCCATAATTTAGGCTCTCTCAAACATTGTAGTAAGGCACTTTGTAAGCCTGACCATTTACCGTGACATTGATAAACCCAACGGGGTTAGCGGGTAGCGTTGCAGACCCTGCCGTTGCAGTATCAGCAGAACTGAAATTCAACAAGTTAAGAAAAAATTGTTGCCATGACCGCGTTGGACGATTAGTCGCCCCATCCAAAAAAACTGATTGTGGATACGGGTTGATCTGCTGTGTGGTTGAAAGTCCAGACGTAGCCATTAGTTTTCTGCCCCTTGCACTTTAAGATTTGCCGAAATAATGACAAAGTTCACAGGATCAGTTACCGAAACTTCAAATATTCTGTCACGGGCTGTTCCCAATCTGCGCCAAATGGCACGATTTGTGTATTTGCCAAGTTGACCAACGCTTGTCCAATGCTCGTTTGACCATGTAGAACCACCATCATTTGACCATCTAAGCATTGCTTGAGGGTTGTTTGTGGTTGTCGTTATTACGGGTTGCTGAGTGGCCA